TTGAGAATCAGCCCAATCGGTTGTGTGAATTAACCATCCACAGATTGACTTAATACCCTGATGTAATGTCCCTGACCTGAACTGTTCAAGAGCCCAGTCCCAGGAGAAATGCCCACCTGCACCGTTGTTCTTCCCGGTTTCCGTTATAAACGCGATTTTCGCGGATGAAGTGACTGGAATACCGTGTAATTCCCAAGGCGTGCCATCATGATATGCTGAAAAGAAATCATCTTCCAACCCCTCTGGACATCGGGGCAGGAACCAGGGTTGTGACTCAGCGACGTTCTCTCTAACATTGCGAATCATAAATCCATGCTCATGGAATAATGATATTACCTCCCCGACTCCCTGTTTTAATGCTCCCGCGTCAACTAAGTCATTACATGGGATGATAGCTCTCCATTTCAGAATATTATTGGCCAAGTCTTGAGAATAACTGCTATGAATACAATGCGTTATATTTTTTTCTTTAAGAAGATTATGAACCCCATCAGGGTGACAGCAAGACGAACCATTATCGAGTAATGAGTCACCGTCGATAATAATTAAATCCATTCCTTGTATGTTCTCATCAGCCCGCGGCCCATCACAGAACCCCCGCGTAATATATGTTCCGTTTTTTTTGCCAGGCTTTACGTCAATCAACACATCGACTAACTCGTTCCAATCTTCAATAACCTTATTTGATATGAGGTTGGTATACCCATGCTCAAACACAGAAATCTTCATAATTCTATTCCTTCACGCTGAATACGTTCGATTTCATCCTCTGAGACACGTCGAACACCCCCAAACCACACTACCTTAATGAATTTTCTGTCAATCATTTTATTTAGCCACGAGATACTCACATCGAGTTTTTTCGCTGCTTCTTTTAATCGTAACATTTTTATCCCTCCTTTCAAAACGGTAATTCATCATCATCAATAATAAGAAATTCATTATCAAAATCATCATCAAACGGCGTCTTCTCAAACTCCATTTCCAGGATGTCGGGATATTCAGTGTGCGTTGTAACCAAAATCCGCTTTGGTTGCACGATGTTTTGATACTCAACAAACTCCCGCACGGACTCCGGAAACGGGATGTGTCCGGCCAGCATATCCCATTTCTCCTTGGCTTTCGTTACAGCATACCCACTGTAGAAATCGCTGAAACAAAGCCACAGATTGGCTTTAAACAGCCCACAATCGAATTCTATCCTGCCAAGAAATTTACCGTTCTTTCTGGATTCATGAATTTCAATGAACATATCGTGTACGTTATACCATGCTGGAGGCGATTGTTCTTTCGGTTTGAACTTAACTTCTTTTAACTCAGGAACGTGATTGGCTTCAAGTATTTCCGCAACGGGCCATTCAAATCCGCAATTCGGGCAGATCCTTAACGAAACAAAAACCTCTCGCTCGCATATGGGGCATAGTTTGATTAATGGGTCATCATCAAGTATTTTTTTGGTTACTGCCTTCGGGATCGTAACTCGCACATTGTCAATGTCGGTAGAAAAACGGGCTACGTTGTCGGTTAAATCGAGGAGGAACCCATGGTTCTTACCGTCTGATATACGAAGCACACGACCAACGGCCTGAAGGAATAACCGAGCCGATAATGTAGGCCTCGCAAAAACAAGACAATCTAATGCAGGATAATCGAAACCTTCTGCCAGAATGTTTATGGATGTGCATATTTTAGTTTTTCCGGACTTCCATGACTCCATGTTTATTTGCCGCTCAAGCGGAGAAAGCTGACTGTGAATTGTTGTGGCCTCATCCCCAAGCAGGTCTTTGAGTATTTCGGCGTGATTTATTGTGGTACAAAATACGGCTATATATTTATAACCCATGCAATGCTCATGAATTGCTTGTACCGCCGTACTTAGATGTATCTCTCGGCTCATCACTTCACCGAGTGCATCAAGAACATAATCTCCATTAACTTTCACGTCCGCCAAATCAGCAACAAGGCTTTCAGCATGTGCTACTTTACCTTTTAAATTAACAAGGTATCCTTGTTGCCTTAACTCTTCATATTTGATTTGATACCCGACTTTCTCGAATAGATTGACTCCACCCTTTATATGCTTATCCCCGTAAATATATCCGAATCCTAAACGGTGAGGAGTGCTTGTTGTCCCAAGTATACGAACATTGTTCACTTTGTCTCTAAGTTTCCCAACCACGATATCATATTGAGATCCGGTCCCGAAAGATGCATTGTGTGCTTCATCGAGAATCAGGAGATCACACCCTGAATAATCATCAACGCGGTTCACGAACGTCTGCACTGTAGATATAATGACCCGTTTTGATATGTCGAATTGGTTAAGACTGGCGGAACATACTCCAAGGTCAAATTGAGTTATGTCTGTTTGTTCAAAAAAGGTTTTTACAAATTGATTGACCAACTCCATTTTATTTATCAGAACAAGAAACCTCTTATCTGTTTCTTTGAATAGCCTATTGATTAACCGACAGATAATAAGTGTTTTTCCGCAGCCTGTTATACCTTGGAATAAGAATAACGGGTCGGATTTCAGACTTTCATATATGGTATTGAGAGCGATTATTTGGTATTGTCTGAGGTTGTGTTTCATTGCGGCATATACTTATCTTTTTGTTCGTGCCATCTTAGGTCATGCTTCATTTTTTATCCATCGGAAACACCCGCTTAATATCTTCCAGCGACCGGACCAGTTCGTACCGACCTCCCGCCGCCACGATCTCCGCCTCGGCCTGCTTTTGGGTCGCACTCTGGCGGCCTTTGGGGGTTTTCACTTCGACGCCTATGAATTGACCACCATGCCCACATACCGTTATATCTGGACAACCAGGCTTCCCTGTTTTAAATCGGCGCCCGGATTCCAGCGCAACGTGCCCCGCACCGCTACGAAAAAAATAAATTTTGTTCTGCTTGCTGTACCAGGCGAGGTAGTCGAGGCAGGCCCGTTGGATTGTTGCCTCAGTTATTTTTTTCATTTATAATCCTTCCACGCCGCTTCAATCGTCTTGTGCTTCCGGTACATACGACAATCAATGAACCGCTTGAGCGCCTTTTCTTCCCTTGTGCGGTTGTACGGCATCACATACGGGTCATGGCCTAAATCGTGGATTTTTTGCAATCTGTGGAAATCCTCTTCCCTGGTCGTGTTGTAGCCGATCAGCACATACACAAGACCCCGAGGCGCTATCCGCAAACCGTCAAGGATCTTCTTCTCATCTTCCATGTGGTCCCATGCGTAGTGGCAGTATCCTTGAAATTTGGTTTTTTTAAGTGCGTCGGCTTTCTCATCGTCCATCAACCGCAAATCATACCCGTTCTCGTCAATCACGGTTAAATCCAAGTCCCATATTTCTTCAAACGTCTCTTTCCACTGGGGGTCAGAAAACGTGTTATTGTTCAGGAGACATATTTTCTTGAAACCAAAATGGTGGAAATCCGATATGGGCGTATGGACTTTTGGATTATCTTGTTCCGGTACAATGCAAAAGGAGCATTTTCGTGGACACCATGACCATGTGTACCCGAGAGAAAAGTCCAAACCATACAAGGTGTAATCCAGCCGGCAATGTTCAAACTTATCCGGTAATCTCGTATGGACGTTCACACCGGGACCACCTTCAATGTCGCAAACCGCTTTAGGTGTGAAATCGAACAGCCATGAACCATATGTCAAATCAAACGAACCAACCCCACGAAAATACACCCTGTCACCCTGTAGCTTGTGATAAGCGGATATTTTCATGAGCGACAGATTGTGCTTTTTCGCGTCCGTCTGTAAGTTTATGTTCATAATTCTATCCTCCAGAGGCTTTCATTCTACACGATAAAATACGATTGTCAATGAAAAAAGATTAAAAAACACTTGACATTAATATTGGAGGGTAGTAAGGTGCCTCCAAAGCTCATCGACAACGGCTGCAATTCAGCGGACCCGGTTCGATAGACAGGAGGAATTACTATGTTACAAGATTTGTGTGTAGACCTCATTGCTGCAAAAGAATACGCGGCAGAGGCAAAAAAAGAAGTCCTGAGAATCGAAAATCTGATTCTCGACCTCGCTCCAGAAAAGCTGGAGGGATCGCAGACCCTCCCCACTTCAGGCTACAAGATCACTTTAACCCACAAGCTCACCCGCAAGCTCGATTATGACGCATACCGGGCGCTTGACTTGCCTGATAATTTGCAGTTCGTGAACCTAAAACCCGCCATTGATTTGTTTAGGCTCCGGGCCATTGAGCGCCTGGACCCATCCCTCGTCGCCCAATGCGTGACCACCAAACCGGCAAAGACGGCAGTGAAAGTGGAGGTGTCTGATGAATCTTGAAGAATTGATAAAAGCACAACCGCATCTACCACCTCGCATCCTCATCTATTCAACGCCTGGATGGGGAAAAACAACGCTCGTGTCGTCCATGCCTTCGCCTGTCATTATCGACGCTGAAGATGGGGCTTTGGATGACAACGTGGCCACCATTAAAGTAAACACCTATCTTGAGGTTGAAGAAGCCCTCCGTGCTTTGATTACCGAAAAGCATAAATTCAAGACGGTTATCATCGACACGACATCCGCCGTTGAGAAAATGATTCATGCTGTTGTGTGTGAGGACAAGCATGTTAAGTCAGTGGAAGATATTGGCTACGCAAAGGGTTTTTTCTTCGCCATGACATACTGGGAAAAGATCATAGACGGTATGGGGAAGCTGAGGGATAAAGGGATTGCAACGGTTTTCGTCGCTCATAGTGAAATCAAAACCATCAATTCCCCTACCACGGACCCTTACGACAAATTTGTCCTGAAACTCCATAAGCACCCAGCGGCCCGGCTTACCGAATGGGCGGACATTATCATGTTCGGTGAGAATAGGGTGATTGTTGCCGAAGTAGGGGAAGGATTCAATAAGAAGAAAAAGGGAATCGGCGCAGGGGAACGTGTTCTTTATACTGAAGACCGGCCTGCGTTCCTCGCCAAGCAAAAGTCCGGTTTCATGCTGCCCCCTGAAATCATAATCCCGAAAGATAATGGCTGGAAAGTCGTTGTAGATGTTTTGAAAAGACCCTAAATAAAGGAGATAAAAAATGGCTGATTTATCAGGAGCGAATTTAGACCCGAACGTGGAAGAAAACAGTGGCGAGTTCACGGTAGTCCCGGAAGGAAAGTATCAGGTTGTCATCGTTGGTGACCGCCTGAAGGACACGAAAGCCGGAACTGGCAAGATCCTGGAGTTGAAGGTTCAGGTTATTGAAGGCGAACATCGGGGAACCACGATTGTTGATCGTCTGAACATCCTTAATAAGTCTGATGTCGCTCAAAAGATTGGACAAGGGCAACTGAAGCGCCTTTGTAATCTGTGCGGCGTTGATTATCCTCCGTCTAGTACGGACGGCCTGATCGGGAAGCCGATGCTGGCTACGGTGAAGATTGAGACATTTATATCCAACAACACCGGGAACGAGCTTCAAAGCAACAAGATTTCCGGCTACAATCCTGTCCCCGCTAAGACGGAAGGAACCAAAGCGGTATGGTAGACTTAACCAATATCCTCGACCAGGGTTCCCCTGGTCGGGTTGTCGAAGCCTGGTATGAGGCGAATCAGGAACCGCGCCTATATTTAGGCTTGTCGGAGATTGGTCATGAGTGTTCCCGGTATTTATGGTATCGACATCATGGCTATACCCAAAAACCGATTGACGGGCAGACCTTGCGGTTGTTTCAAGTTGGAAACAATATTGAGGCCCAGGCCATAGCAGACTTACGCGCCGCGGGGTTCACGGTGACCGATAACCAGAAGGAAGTCACCTTTGAGCATAATGGGATTACGTTGCGGGGGCATGTGGATGGTATCATTAGTGGTCTGCTTGAATCATCGAAGCCCCATTTATGGGAATGTAAATCCGCTAATGAAAAATCATTTAGGAAGTTATATCAATGCAATAGCTACGAAACATGGAACAAAAAATATTACGCACAGATCCAGGTGTATATGCTGGGGCTAAAACTTGACTGTGCGCTTGTGTATGTTGAGAACAAGAACGATTCAAGTATTTATACTGAACGGGTTAAACTGAATGCTGAGTATGCCGTGAACCTGCTCCAAGACGTGTTTACGGCTATCTCGCAAAAAGAACCACCTGAGCGTAAATGCCCGACACAAAGTTGGTATGCCGCAAAATTGTGTCAGTTCATGGATATTTGTTGGGGGTAGGAAATGCAAATTTTACTTACGATCGCCATCGCGGCACCGATTTTGATTGTTGCCTGTTGTCTCAAGGCGAAGAAAGAAACGAAAATTGATATCAATCCCGCCTTAAAGGCGCATTTTGCCGATATGAATGAGGATGTTTTAAATGACTGATAAAGAATTTAAAGAGCTACAAGAAGAAATCGAAGACGCGTGGAAAAAGTATGATGAGCTTCAAAAATTATACCACGCCGAAACAGGAAAAGATTACAGATGGTTCAGATGAATGTGCCTCCTTTCGATAACGTTGTCAAGGGTCCCATCCCCCGCACCCGGTTCCAAAGCGGGGGTTTATTAAAAGGGGGTTATCATGTGTTACGGAAGCGGCTGTAAATTTGAGCTTTGGTCTGGCGAATGCGGGAAACGCGCTCATGACGTATGCCCTGAATCATTTGAAACACCTGAAGAGTATGAGGCATATGTGGACGAATACGAAGATTTAAAGGCAGACTATATGTGGGAACAACGCCGGGACCGGGAGATATTCGGATGAGAGACTTTATAGTATGCCTGTTTTTGGTTGCTCTATTCGTAGCGGTGCTTTTTGTGGTCGGCCAGCGGGATCTGCAACTTG